CCAGCTGAGGCAGACAGGTACCTCACCATGTTCCAAGAGCTTTCTAAGGCTGGAAATGTTGTTAACCCACAAGTCTTGTTTAGCTTTTACCAGGATAACCCTGCAGCAGCAACGAAGCTGATGGACGATATTGATAAGATTAAAGAAATTGCAGCCGAGGGGCCTCAAGAAATTACAGCATACCAGAGTGTTTTGGGTGAAGAAGACATGGATGCTTTGTTGAAATACAATGAGGATTTCCACAACTTGCCAGCAACTCAGCAGATTACTTATATACAAACCTATAAAACAATTCACTCCACAGAGGGCACGCCTGGATTCCAGCAAGATAAGAGTGCTTACGAAGCAGAGGTTGGCGAATCAGTTACAAATGAAGAGTACTCTGCAGCCCAGTCACAAACCAGAGTTGGTGCCACACAGGGGATGCAGCCACCAGATGCACCAGAAACACCTAAAACCACTGGTAGCGGTGGCTCTGGACCAAAAGCCTCCGTGTTTGATGATCTAACAAAGAGCCTTCGCAACACGAGGAGAGCCACGATCGACGCCGAAAAGGGCTTTGATAATGCAACAGACTCTTTAGATGATCTGTTTGATGGCGGAAAGAAAAACCTCAAGGTCTTTGACGGACTAGCAAACCAAATTCGTGGTGTCGGCGGCAGCGAAAGCATGATTGAGAAAATTGTGGGGATGGATCCAGACGAATACGAAAAGCGTAAAGACGAGCTGTTTAACTTTGATGCAGATGGAAGAATCACCAGCGTAACCAGTAAGTTTAAGAGTCTTCAAGCAGCTATCAATGCTGACGAGCTAGGCAAATATGTAAACACTCAGGAATCATTTATTTCCAATACTAAGAATCAGTTTACTGCAATGAACAAGCTAACGGCAGAAGGCATGTCGTTTGTTGACGCATACAAGCTAGTTCAGGACCAAGCTCTTGCAACAGCAGTAGCTATGTCAGCATCTACTGAAGAAACAAGAGAGCTTATCCGTGTAACCGAAGAGATGAATAAGATGCAAGAGAAGATGGAAAAAGAAAACGAAAAGTCTTCTGCAGCTGAAGCGGTAAAGAGAACAAACAAAGAGTTTGAGGAACGATACAAAGCACTAGGAAAAATTGCTAAGGCACAGGGAGAGCTGTCTGATGTTCAAATCAATGAAATCCTAAGTGATCCCAACTTAACTAAGCTATACCTCAACCCTTCTGTTGATCCTGCAACACTTAAAAAGAGGCTAGACCAGGCAGCAGCTAAGGCAAACCTAGAGCTGAGGCTTAAGGTTGCTACGGAAGAGGGCAAGGAAGCTCTATTTGATGAGCTGATGGGTGATGTTGGCGACAGGTTCAGCATGCTTGAAGAAGAGATTGAGATTGACTTTAAGCTAGCGACAGAGGGAGACAATGATATTGTACGCGACGCTCAGAAAAAGATTGCAGACATTCAGTATGAAATTGATGACTACCAGGCTGAACTTAAGGGAATTGCAGACCAAGAAGAAGACATTAACGAAAAGTATGACAAGCGTTATGAAGCTCTAGAGAAGGTTGCTACTGCTCAAGAGGCTATCTCTCGTGCCCAGCAGGCACAGCTGACAATTGCTGATGCGCTGTCTCGCGGTGATATTGCCGCTGCCGCCAGGGCACAGCAAGAGCTAAGGGACCAAGAAGCCGAGGCATCTAGAGAAGAGCGTCGTGCACAGCTAGAGCGGGCACAAGAAGCAGAGATTGCAAATGTTAGGTCTAAGTCTGGAAAGTCTAGGACAGAGCTGGAGGATGCGGTCAAGGCTAAGCAAGACGAAATCTTTAACATTGAGGAAGACACCCTTGAGCCAGCTCAAGACCGTATCAGGCTTGCAGAGTATCAAAAAGAGGTTGCCATAGATAACCTAGAGATTGCTGGCAAGACTAGAGATGAGTGGTCTAAGATGGCTAGCGAAGTGGACATGGCAACGTTTGCCCTGGACGAATTTAAAACTAAGCTAGAGCAGCTGGCACACCTTTATGACTATTTGACAGGAAAAACAGATGTTTTTGATTCAAGTCTGTTTGGAGAAGAAGAGTTACAGCAACTAATTGACAGCGGACAGGTTAGTCCAGAAGATGTAATAGACTTGGTTGAAGAGACAGAAGATCCAGAAGATGTTTTGGGTAAAGACCTTGTAAACGCTATTGATAGCGGTGAGGAAGTCGACGAGAGTAAGCTTACTGCAAGACAGGTTGCGGCTAAAAACCTGTATCAAATTGGGAAAATAGACACTAAAGACTTTTTGCGTAACAGGCTGGATAACAAAGATACTGCAAATCGCGAAGCCACAAGGATAGCGAAAACTGCTGGAATCATTGGAGAAGATGGCAGTTTCACTATGTCTGCAGATGCAGCAGAGAGAAAGATGAAGGCCGCAATCGAGGACGAAGCTCGCAGGCTTCGGATAAAGAGAGATCAGATCTATTCTAAGGCTTACGCAGATAAGGTTGGCACTACAAATCCAGATAGACTAGATGCTGCGTATCAAAGAGATCTTTCCTCTCAGGGCATTTCTAGCAACGTTGGTAAGAAATCTGCCACTCAGCAAGTAGCCTCAAACTACGTTGCGAGATATTCAACGCCCACCCCAGCTCCTAAACCAACGCCAGCTCCAACGCCAGCTCCAACGCCAGTGTATAAAACACCAACGCCTACAAAGACCTATACATACACTGCCCCTGTTAAAACTGCTGCGCAGGTAGCTGCTCAAAGAAAAGCTGTGGCATCCTCCGCGGCAAAGTTTAAGAGTTCTGGAATGTCTCTCAGGGCTTATATGAGATCTGCTGGAGGCTCCATCCCAGGCTACAGTGTCGGTGGAAATGTTAAGGGGTATTCCATGGGAGGCTTTGCCTCTATGGGTACTGACACAGTTCCAGCTATGCTTACCCCAGGAGAGTTTGTTATTAGGCGACCAGCCGTACAGTCAATTGGTATGGAGAGCTTAGAAAAGCTAAACAAGACTGGCACATACAATGACGGTTCCGTGTATAATTATAACCTGGCAGTTAATGTAACCTCGGATGCAGATCCGAACAAGATTGCCAACACCGTAATGAGAGAAATTAAACGGGTAGAGTCGCAAAGAGTACGAGGAAACAGGATCTAATGACAACATCAGCTTACATGTCTGGAAGGCAGAAGTACAGTAGGCCTCAGGCGATGCTGTTTGCAAACAACCCAGGCATCGTTATAGATGGAAAAGTGGTTCCCGAGGGCACAGAGTTTTCCGACTTTATTATCCTATCCGATGATAACAGGCAGCCAATATCTTTTGATGTCGAAAGAATTGAAAATCGCAAACGTATGATTAATGGAAGGCAAAGATCATATCATGTTGCAGACAAGGTTTCTGTTTCTGTAAGCTGGCAAATGTTATGCTCTAGATCTTTCAGGGCAGACCCCGAGTTCGACGAAAATCTTGGAACATCCGCTGCTGCTAAAAGTGCTAGGTTTACAACTGATGGTGGTGCTGGCGGGGTAGATCTGCTAAGCTGGTATCAAAACAATTCTGGTTCTTTTTGGGTATATCTAGCATACGACAATCATAATAATTTTGTTAGCGAAGACAAGTTTGACAAGCTCAACCAGTACAACGAGGTTATCGAAGTATTCTTTTCTGATTTTTCTTATAGCGTAGAAAAACGAGGGGCTTCAAATCATGACTATTGGAACGTAGAGATTAAGTTAGAAGAGGTATAATGTTCCAGAATGATAGCCTTAAAACACATTTAGAAACTTCCTCTTCCGTAAGCACATACTCAAAAGTAATTGCCGAATGGAATATGAACATTCCTACAAATCTGTATCAGATTGGTAACTATCGATACCGCCCCTCACTAGACAAAGCTGAAAAGTATGCCTTGCCACTTTCTGGCTTTGACCCAGAGGACACGGGAAACTATTATACGGATGCAACGCTATCAGACATCACCATCGACGGTGGCTTTGATGACCAGGGAATTCCCAATATCTTCTTAAAGGGATCAGTAAAAGAGCAGCAGCTTTACTCTTTGGAAGATTGCTTTGGCAGGAATCGCCCAAGGTCTGGAATCAACAAGCTTCGGTGGTTTCCAAATAAGTACTCACACTTTGTAAATAAGGAGATGGCTCAGCGACCTCGATACTACCCCTCAAGTCGAGAAGATTTTTTTAAGTATTGGACGTCTTATCGCAAGGACCAGGGTATCGAGCGGGGCATTGCTAATCAGCAAACTGGCAGTAGCTACTATATAGATGATGCTAGTCCCTATGTAGTTTTTAAGGACCCAGTTCCAGCAAACAGAATTGTTGTAAAGATGCAAACCAACGTAGGATCAGTTGGAATTTCTTATGGAGAGACCTCTCAATCTTTGCAAGATCCATTTTTTGGAAAAGAGAATGCGACTACTCCAGTCCGATGGAAGATTCAATACCTTGAGGAAAACAGTTGGGTAAACGCAGCAGTGTTTGATGAAAACTCGCTGAGAGCTGGTGGAGAGCCCATAATTCCTATCGACGGCTTTGTTGAGCTGTGCTACGGACTGGTCGTTCCAGATCAGCACAGAGATAACTTTAAGCTGCTAGGCACCGTGACAAATAGCACGATTTTGCCAGACGCCTCAACGGTGCCATCGGGACACGCATACATTGTTCAAACAGACTATAACTCGGCATCTTCCCTGTTTGTGTCTTATCAAGATAGTTGGCTTGGATACTCTGCTTCTTATGGATGGCAGCTCCAGGATGAGGGAGACACAAGCTATACCCCTTACGTCACCGAAATGGTTGACGTAAAGCAATCCTTTAATCCTTCTTCGGGAGTTCGGGAAACTTCTGAGTTTAAAACGCTTCGCGGCCTCCGCGTTGTCGTGGAAACAATGAATAAATTTGATTCAACGTTTGACTTGATTGAGCTTTCTCCCAGGCTAGCTGTAGACCTGTCTGACAAGACTTCTCAGTTTAAAATTACTAAAAGTGCGTCAGACTTAGGCGTTAGTGGTATGCCAGTGTCACAGCTGCTTGCATCGAATGGAACCCTCGAGCTGTTTGACTACGATCAGGCTTTCTTGTCATCCAACAGTAACAGCATCGTTTCTGATTTTTTGCAACAAAAAGTCCAATTTAAATTTTACGAAGTTATTAAGGACGTGGCGGGCTCGGATATATCTGTTCCTATTAAAACCCTTTACTCCGAGACTTTCCCAGAAACTCAGTCTAAGGATCGTTCAGTATCCATCGACATGAGGGATCTGTTCTATTACTTCGAACAGCAGACTGCCCCTCAAATTTTGGCACAGGGAGTGTCTTTAAGTTACGCAGTCTCATTGCTTTTAGACTCTATCGGATTTTCTAATTATACAACGCTTACAACAGAGGAAGACTCGGAACTTGACATACCATTTTTCTTTATTCCAGCAGACACTTCTGTTGCTCAGATCTTGTCAGACGATCTTGTCAGACTTGGCCCTGTCTTCTCAATCTGCGATGTTCTTTGACGAGTACAACAACTTTATCATAATGAGCAAAAACTATATGATGCCAACTGAGGACCAAAGATCAACAGACACGATTCTTTATGGCTCTAAAGATTTTGAAAGGCTGGGGGAAGTAAAGAATCATAGCACATCGTCAGCCCTGGCGAACATTGAGTCGATCTCAAGTCAGCAAAAAGAAATATATAACCAGGGGTCAATCAACTATACTTCCAGATATATTCAAAGGTCTTACGGATCGCTCAAGCAAGCCTCACTATTAGACAGAGAAAAGACATGGTCATATAAGCCAGTTTTGTTGTGGGAAGTCGCTCCTTCAGAACAAACAAAGCCAATTAACTCTGAGGTTGCGTCACAGTCTTCCTACGTGCTTAGTGCCGTACCAATTAACTCTGATCTGTTGGCAGTGACCCCGTCTGTTGAAAACGGAAAAATTATAAATAATGTAATTGACTTTGGTGACGGGGTATATTGGATTTCTCGATACAGCGGATACCTGTATGCTAATGGAGAGATTATAAAGTATGATGCAGTACAATTTTCAGTCCCAGGTCTAGGCAATGCTTCTGAAAACGATAACATAATTAATGATCGAATTTGGATTACTAGTGCCGAAGAGTATGCCCGTTATTTTGCACAACTACCCTTTAACGGAAAGATGTATCCTACGGGGTTGGTTAGAATATTCGCAGAGCCCAATTACCAAGAAGTATCTGGAAAAACATTCTTAAAAAATGGTCCAGTAGCCAAGCACGGAAGGGCACAGTTTGATACTAGTTTAGTTAAGCACTCTGCAGGTTTGGACAGACACTGGTCAAGCAATGATAATGTTAGAGGATGTAAGATGAACTTTTTATATCTATCAGACAAGGATGTAGAGCTGCCAAATCTAGAAGTTGACGTTGCAGGGGCAAACAATGAAAGGGCCAGAGGATCGTCCAGGGGTAGTGTTATCAAAAACTTCCTGTCTAGCCAAAACATAAAAGAAAACAACAAGGTGTCCGACCATCCAGCAGTTGTTCAGGCATCCGCTTTGGTGTTTAACGGCTCGTCTTTTTCAGATACAGAAAATCCTCTAGACCACATCTCATACATATACAAGCCTCTAACAGATAAGTTTACGCACTATGGAACAAGAATGAGAATTATTGGACGCATTGAGGACAGCCCCGTTCGTGGACAGTCTCCTGTGGGAGCTTTTACGTACTACACACCATCGGAGACCAGCTCTGATCAGCCCGCAGCTGTTGCTGGTTCTTCTGGCGGTCTCGCTGTATCTGTCAACCCAGAGACAAATGTGGGGTATTACTTTGAATTGCTGGGACTGACTGACAGAAATCTAGAGCAATACGAAAACTCAGACGTCAAGAATGTTTTATTTTATAAAATTATGAAAGATGCAGACGGCAATGAAGATTCTAAGGCAATTCCAGTTCCATTGTTTACTGGTATTGCGGACATACTTGTAGATGACGGCAGGTTTGTTGGCCAGTCTCGTCTTTCCTCAACTGAAACAACTACGGTTTACGATATGGCGGTAGAGTATTCTGACATAGGTGGCACAAGGAGATTTTTCTTGTACCTCAATGGTGTCAATATTGCTGTTGTCGATGATGATGATCCTTTGCCAATTTACAACAACATGGCTGTTTTTGTAAGAGGATCTAGCGAGTGCATGTTTGAGAACGTGTATGCTCTTGCTAACAACTACAGCCAGAACACAGTCTTTAGCCTGGCCTCTCAAGACTCTCCACCGATTGCTTCTGCCTTTGCTGCAGAAGACTTAACAGCTAATACATCTTTTCAAAAATACTCTGTTAGCGGCCTGATCCAAAATAGCTATCTCTCTGGGGTGGGGCCAAGCGAACCCCCAAGATACAATATTTACTATGATGAGTTTGGCACAATTATGAGAGAGGCTGCATACTTTAATGTTAGATATGACAAAGCCTTCCCCGCACTATACGCTAAAATATCTCCAACTTTTAATAAAGTAAAGGGATACACAGTTTCAAACTTCTTGGCAGGTGCCTATGGTGCAGAGTTTATGGTATTCAATGCTACAGATACAGCACTAAACCTAGACTCAACCAGTGGAAACTATCTCAGAATTCAGGGGGTAACCTTTACACAGGCATCAACTAACGAGATGACGGTTGACGACTACTTCAATAACAAAACAGACGCTACCCTGATTTCTTTAAATGCTGATAATAGTTTGACTTCTCCAGTTAGATTAAAGAAAGATTACTTTAACATTAGGCAAAGTAGGATGGAAAATGGTGTAAAGGCATTTAGCATTCAACCAGCTTATGTGCAGTCTGCTGATGCCGCAGATGAGCTGATGGGCTGGCTAGTTGATAAAATAATGAAGCCTTCTAAGTCAGTTGGTTTGTCTGTATTCTCAATGCCGATCATTCAGCTGGGGGACATCGTAAAAATTGATTACACCAACCAAGACGGAGTGCAAGAGATTGCTGACACAGAAACACGATTTGTTGTTTACCATATTGAATACTCTAGATCAGCACAGGGACCGTCTATGAACCTATACTTAAGCGAGGTAAATTAATGTCAGAGCCAGCAGCAGTACCAAACATTGTTCAGACAACTAAGGGCGTAGAGCTAGCCGCCAGGGGAGGCGTCAAGGTAGCAACGCCAGACATAATCCTATTTAATCAGGATGCTCTACCCGTAGATGCGATGGCAGACTTAATCTTTGAAGATATCGGCGGGCATGAGATTATTAATATGTCTAGGCATAACACCGTTAAAGGACAAAACCTTAGCTACTCGTTAATATCAAACTCCAGCGATGTTGCCAAGAGCTACTCTTCACAAAACATTATCTTTACACCTGGAAACATAAATGAATTTTTTAAGAACTTTGCTATTCGTTTAGACACACACAAGCCAGAAACGATTTCTTCAAACAATGAAGACGTTGTCTATATTGACAGGATAGTTAGCCCTGGATCCTTTGTAGTGGAGGTTACTGGCATGGAGACTAACGAGCAAATAGAGATTCAAATCTTGGACTCTGGCGAGTACTTAGATGGTATAATATAGTAAGATATATGGAGGAATTTTGATTACTGACAAAGGCCGTAACATTTTGGCCAAGTACCTTATTGGGCAAGCACCAGCTTATGCTTCTTTTATTGCACTTGGCTGCGGACCAAAGCCACTGCTGTCCTCCGATTCTCAGGGAGACTATTCTGAGGTTGAGAGTTTAGACTTCGAAGTGTTGCGTGTGCCAATTTCTTCCAGGGGCTACGTGTACGATGATGCAGGAAATGCAAACATCGTGTTTTCAGCAGAGCTGCCCACTGAGCAGCGTTATGAGTTTACAGAGATTGGCGTCTTCTCTGCCAAGTCCAATCCCATTGCTGGCTCCAGCGGCAGCAGAATGATATATACGTTCTCTGAGTCTGAAAACTGGGAATACCACAGCGAAACCGCCGCGGGATCTATAACAACTTATGCAGAGCCTTTGTATTTGGGGGAATCAGAAAACACAATCGCTGTACCAGAAGTTGCATTTAGAGCAACTTCCAATAACGCATTGTTTGTAGGAAGCCCTAACAGGATCGATAGGCATGAGCGTCCTAGGTTTTTGGACAAGGCCCTGTTTCTTCGGGGAGATATTTCTAAGATACAAGATGACGGCTCTGGAGGCATCGAGTTAGATTCTAGCCTTCCCGAGAATACAAGGCACATACACTATACTGGTACATTGGCAACTCCAGACTTAACAAAAAATGCCCCAGCTGATGAGCTCAGGCTTGGATTTTCTGTCATAAACAAAGCTGACGACCAGCTTATGTCCATAGACAGTGTTAAAATTATTTTAGAGTTTGCCAGCACAGATGGCGTTTCCCCAGATAATTTTGCAAGGCTTTCTGTAAATCTCGACTCTTCTACTACAGACTTTACTACAAACAGATATTTTGTTGTTAGCTCAAGCCTCGAGAGTCTACAAAAAAGTACTGGATTTTCGTGGAGTAACGTAAACGTAGTCAAGGCTTACGTTTCGGTATACGAAGACCCAGTTGACCCAGCAGACCCAGTTGCTTTGTCCGAAAACTATTACGTAGCACTAGACGGCCTCCTGTTTGAAAACACTACAGCAGCCAGCCCGCTTTATGGAATGAGCGGATATTCAGTGCTAAGAAACGATCAGGGACTGCCTGTGATTAAAGAGTCGAACTCTGCGAACCTGGTTGAGTTTAGGTTTGGATTGGATGTTCAGTAATGGCGAGCGGATTAAGAAAGGCCAGGGTCTTAAAGAAAGATCTCCCTCCAGTAATTAGGCTTGGCGAAAACTCTTTTGGGTACTTGGTTAGGTATAGGGTCATCTCCGAAGACCGTAACCGATTTTCGGCATGGTCTCCCGTACAAAAGGTACCAGCCTTTGATTTAGAAAATCAGCCCGACACCGTCTCTGGTGAAATTTCGTTTTCTGGCAACTCTGTAACGGTTGTATGGGACGATGCCCTAGACAGGCCTAGCTATGACGTATTCGTCAGCTTCGACGAGGAGCCATTTGAGTACCACGGGACCTCTCCAATTCACAGCTACTCGTTCTTAAAGCCATCGGATGCAACCCTGGTCAGCGTTACAATCCAGATTGAAAGCATCGACAAAGTCCGAGAAGATGTCTTGACAATCTTAGACTTTAATGCTACAATAGGACCTTAAGGAGAATTATGGCAAAGCTACCGTTGCCCCAAAGAGGGCAGCCACTAGACCTGAATTATCTGTACCAGATGGCTACGGTTATTAATGATGTTTCCGATAAGGTTGCATCTTCAACTCAGAACACATCCTACGTTGACACTGTGTCTGGGGGGTCCAAGAATATTAGAACCGCTGACTCCAAGATTATTGGAGGGTATCTTACTGTAACGAACAACAGCTCCACCAGCCCCGATGGAGAGGGAGCTTTTAGCTACACCTTTGACAGCGACTTTGCCTATGTGCCTGTCGTGACAGCAACGCCCATCCTTATTGAAGACGGGACTACCGAGTCTGGTAAGGACATCAGCGTAGTTCTTACTAAGGTTACAACAAACAGGGTAGAGGGAGTTGTCAGGTTTAACACAATCGGTGTGGCCTCCGTCGGTATTAATCTATTAATCTTCGGCGTACCAGTATAATGCTTAGCAGAGAAGAGTATAACACTTCTCCAGTAGTAACTCCCCACAATAAGATGTGGTTTCTTAACGGAGACTTGGTGAGAAGCTACCACCTGAACAGATCGAATGGCATCATGTCTGTTTATAATGTTACCAAGGACCAGATTGAAAGCTGCCTAATCTCTGATTTTAAGAAAAATCGTGAACGTGCGTATTCAATTAAAAAAACAGCTGAGTTGGTTAACAGGCACGTAAAATATTTGCCAACGCTGATGAAGGATCAGGAGATTCCCGCACCTACTGGTGCTCAAAAGGGAGGGGCNAGGAAGTGGCAAGTNCGATCTTACTACTCCGAATCACAGGTCAGAGAGATCCGTGATATACTTGCCACAAAGAACATTGGAAGACCTCGCAAAGATGGTTTAATTAATAATAATACAACCCCCACAGTTCAGGAGTTGACAAGACGTATGGGAGATGGTATGCTTACCTATACGAGAACAGAAGATGGACGGTTCATTCCGCTTTGGAGTGAGACCGTATAACAACAAGAAGGGTATGAGATGGAAAACGGAGAGACAAAGGTTAATGTAGCACTTGGCTACACACTTAACCTCGGCAACTTTCAGTCGCTTAGGATTGATCTTGGAGTTGAAGACTCTAAGAAAGAAGGCGAGAACGTACAGCAAGCCTTTGATCGGGTTTACGNATTTGTCGAAGAAAAGCTAGCAGAAAAGGTCAAAGAAGCTTCTTCCGAAATGGGTAACTAGCTTATGGCTAGCTACAAGGAAAGGATGTCGCTGCTGCACAAGTACGCACAGCTACACCTGGCTAGGTATGAGGCAAAGCCCACACACAACCTTAACGCTGAGCAGTGGGCTGCAGATAATCTCATTGAGTCATACGGTCAGTACGAATGCTATGACTTGCTAGAGTATTATTTCTCTGCCCACCAGACGCCCTCGTGGAAGCATTTTGCTATGCGAGCTGATCTGGTATACAATGCAATGGTGCAACAAAAACAAGACAGAGTTGAAAGAGAAGAGAGACGTAAAATGGCAAGGGAGTGGCTAAATGGATAACGCTGAATCTAGGTTGCTATCTGCAGTACTAAAAGATAAGCAAATCCATGTTTTGATGCAGGCAAATGTTGAAGGCCTGCTAACCACACACGTTGACGTGTGGGAGTTCATAAAAAAGTATGCAGAGAACAATGCAGAGCTTCCCCCAGCCAATCTGGTCCGAGATAAGTTTCCAGACTTTTCTGTAAACGAAGAGGTCGGTGCCACTAAGTATCACCTAGAAGAGGTACAGAGTGAGTACCTAAACAATACTCTTAAGGAGATTATTCGATCNGCAGCGTCTGACGTGCAGGATGGCAAGAACTCGCACGCNCTAGAAGAATTAATTAATCAAACATCTGAGCTGAAGAAAAACACTTCTGTTATCAAAGACATTGATGCTACAGATGCTCAGGATGCCATGGCATACTTTGAAGAAGTAAAGCGTAGAAGTGAGCTGGGGATTCAGGGTATCCAGACTGGCCTGCCAGGCTTTGATAACTACTTGCCCTCTGGAATTATGCCTGGTCAGCTGGGTGTATTCTTGGCCTATCCTGGTATTGGTAAGTCTTGGCTGAGCCTATACTTTGCGGTACAGGCCTGGAAGCAAGGCAAGTCGCCCCTTATTGTTAGCCTCGAGATGAGCGAAACAGAGGTCCGCAATAGAGCTATTACAATTATGGGTGAGGGCTATTGGTCACACCGCAAGCTTAGTAGCGGAGACATCAGTCTTGATGAGCTAAAGCGTTGGTATGATGGTCATATCACTGGCAAGCCTCCTTTTAAGATTGTGTCTAATGATACTGGTGGAGACATCACTCCCTCTGTTTTGCGAGGCAAGATTGATCAATACAAGCCAGACTTTGTAATCGTAGATTACCTGCAGCTTATGAGCCCCAACCAAAAAGCAGATAACGAGACTGTTAGAATGAAGAACCTTTCTCGTGAGCTAAAGCTAATGGCAATTGCCATGGAGGTGCCGATCATAGCTATTTCTTCTGCCACACCAGACGATGTTACGAAGCTAGACACTGTCCCCACGCTGGGTCAGACAGCATGGTCAAGGCAGATCGCCTATGACGCTGATTGGGTTATGGCCCTCGGTCGCGGTAGCAATAGCGATGTCATGGAATGCGTATTCCGAAAGAATCGTAATGGCTATATGGGAGAATTTATGGTACAGGTAGACTTTGATAAGGGACACTATGTTTACAAAGACATGGAAGATTTTGCTAACTAATGCATTATAATATATATCATGGAAAAGAACAGCCTAGATGCTTTCAGGATCTTTACACTGGAAGGTGTGATAGCCGATGATGCACAAATTTGGCAACGCAGAGAAGACTACCTTCAGCTGCTTTCTATTCAGATGCGTAACCTTGGATACGTGCCAAGGCTAGATATTAATCCAGATTTTAGAACACAGTATGATAACAAAAAGAATAGTTACACCTTTAGCTTAGCAGCCTTTGGTGTATATGTTGGTGAGAGAGAGAGCGAATGGATATTCGGAATAGACGAAGAGGGTCCAATACCTATACCGCAGAGCAGGTTAAAAGAGTCCTACTCGGAAGTGGAATAAGCATTGAGTCTGAGGTGGACTCTGACTACATTATCTTTTGCCCTTTTCACGGAAACCACAGAACGCCAGCGGGAGAGGTCGATAAAAAGACTGGTATCTTCTTTTGTTTTGCCTGTCAGTATGTTACAGATTTGGTAGACCTAGTTAGCACTCAGAGTGGCAGAACCTATTTCCAGTCAATTAGATTTATTAAGTCTCTAGAAGAGTCCGTAGACTTGGGTACGCAGGTTGAGCAGAGCTTAATCAAGAAAGAGACCTATACAGAATATCCCCAGCAAGACGTTACTAGGCTCCACGAGGCGGCTATGACCTGTGAGAGGGCTGTTAGCTACTATAAGGGTCGTAATATAACCACTGCCTCCATGGCAAAGTTTGAGCTGGGCTATTCAGAAAAGAGAGACATGGTGACAATACCAGTCCACTCCCCTGACGGACTATTGCTTGGCTTTGTTGGAAGGTCCGTAGAGGGTAAGGACTTTAAGAATACTCCAGGGCTGCCTAAGGGGAAGACACTGTTTAATATCAATAGGGTAAAGTCGTCTAAGAATGTTTATGTCGTCGAGTCCTCTTTTGACGCTATTAGGCTTGACCAGTGTGGCTTTGCTGCGGTAGCTACTCTTGGATCTAACGTATCTAATTTTCAAATAGACTTGCTAAAAAAATACTTCAATGATATAATTATTATTGCGGATAACGATGAAGCAGGAAACACTATGGTCAAAAAGCTTAAGGATAAGCTCAGGTCAAAGCTTTCTGTTATATCGTTAGACCAGCAACACAAAGATGTCGGAGACATGACAGACGAAGAGATCAGGGCACTTAGCAATGATTTTGACAAGTCTATATCTTCGATGCTACAATAACACAATACTAACAAAGTATAAACAAAGTATATATTAAGGAGAAACAATGAGTGTAGTAAAAGGGCTAGCTAATATCAACGCATTGGTTGATAAGCCAAAATATGATAGCGACAAGCCACGAGTTCGTTGGCTGAAGCTTACCGATGGCCAGTCTGTAAAGATTCGCTTTATCGAAGAGCTGGACGAAGATTCGCCTAGCTACAAGGAAGACCGAGGTCTTTCTGTTGTTGTTAAAGAGCACACAAACCCCAAGGACTACCGTCGTAAGGCAGTGGATACCATGGAGGCAGAGGGTCGTGACTGGGCAGAAGAGATGCACCGCAAAGATCCTAAAGCTGGATGGCGTGGTCGTCTTCGCTTTTACTGCAACGTTCTTGTAGACGACGGGATCGAAGAGCCCTATGCGGCAATTTGGTCCATGGGCGTAAGCAAGCAGTCGGCCTTTAACACCATTCGCGAGTATGCCATTGAGACTGGAAGCATTTCCAATGTCCAGTGGAAGCTCAAGCGTAGCGGTTCGGGGACAGAGACCAGCTACACACTGATCCCTTCGGCTCCTGATAGTGAGCCATATGACTGGAGCAAGGTAGAGCCATTTGATATCGATTTGGCACTCAACCACGTTCCTTATGCCGAGCAGGAGGCTTACTACCTCGGCTTCGACACTCCATCTGCGTCCGCTTCTACTAACGTGGAGTGGTAATAGCAGATGGGTTATGTTGGCTTACATGTTCATACTCACTACTCGCTCTTTGACGGTATTGCTACCCCACAAGAGTACGTAGACAGGGCAGTGGAGCTTGGTATGTCCGCCTTGGCGATCACAGACCACGGCTCCTTATCGGGACATCGGGAAATGTACAGGGCTGCCCGAGAAAAGAACATTAAGCCAATCCTAGGCGTGGAGGGCTATATAACCGAAGACAGGTTTGACCAAAGGGATAGGGATTCTAGGGAAGGACCCCTCGATCTTGTCTACAACCATATAGTCCTCCTCGCTGCCAACAAGAAGGGCCTCGAGAATCTTAATAAGCTTAACGAAATTGCTTGGACCGAAGGCTTCTTTAAAAAGCCAAGAATTGACTACGAAGTCCTAGAGAAATACAAAGAGGGGCTTATCGTAACTTCAGGATGCCTAAGTGGGACTGTAGCCAAAGCCATTGAGTCTGGGGAACTCGCTGCAGCAAAGCAGCAAATTGAGTGGCACCACAAAGCTTTTGGGGACAACTATTACATTGAGGTAATGCCTCACAACCCTGCAGAGATTAATCATCAGCTATTGGCTTTAGCAGATGAGTTTGGTATCAAGGCGGTTGCGACTCCAGACTGCCACCACGCCCACACGGGCCAAAAAGAAATTCAAGAACTTAAGTTAGTTCTCAATACCTATAGCAACAAGGTGCAGAAAGACTCTACGTATGAGAAGTCTACTAAGCATGATAATTTGAAAGATAGGCTTAACTATCTTTACGGCAAGCGAGACATCAGCTTTGATGACTTTGACATTCACCTTCTGTCTTACCAGGAGATGTTCGAGCAGATGTCAGCACAGGGCATTACGAGAACAGACATCTACGAGCACAGCATAGAGATTGCAGACAAGGTTCAGGACTATGACTTAAAGGACAACCTAGATCTTTTGCCAGCACAGTATCAGAACCCAGACGAGGAGCTGATGACACTAGCTGTTGATGGTCTGCGTNCCCGAGGAATTGAAGATAGCGAAGAGTACCAGACGAGGCTAGAAGAAGAGATGGGGATNATCTCTGATAAAAAGTTTAGCCCNTACTTTCTGGTAGTACGAAATATGATTAACTGGGCCAAGAAACAGGGTATTCAGGTAGGCCCAGGACGTGGTTCGTCTGCTGGCTCATTGCTATGCTATGCACTAGGAATTACAGATATTGACCCCCTAAAGCACGGACTCCTATTCTTCCGATTTATCAACCCTGAGCGTAACGACTTTCCAGATATCGACACTGATATTCAGGACTCACGTCGTGAAGAGGTTAAAGATTATCTTGTTAGACAGTACAGGCACGTTGCATCTATTGCAACTTTCCTTACGTTTAAAGACAAGGGCATTATCCGAGACATTGCACGTGTATTGCACATCCCACTAACAGATGTTAACAAGGTCGGCAAGCTGTTTGATACGTGGGACGAGTACCTGATGTCTAAGTCCACCAAGTGGTTTAGAGAAAAGTACCCAGAAGTAGAAAAATATGGAGACCAGTTGCGAGGTCGCATTCGTGGTACGGGTATCCACGCTGCTGGTGTCGTTACATCCAAGCAGCCTATTTTTAAGTTTGCTCCTATGGAAACTAGGACTTCTCCAGGGAACAAAGAGAGAATTCCCGTAGTCGCAGTAGACATGGTAGAGGCAGAGCGTATTGGTCTGATTAAGATCGATGCACTTGGACTAAAAACTTTGTCTGTTCTACGAGATGCCCTCGATATCATCAAGTCAAGGCACGGCAAAGAAATTGACTTGCTCAAGATTGACACCGAGGACTCCCAAGTATACGAGATGCTATCTAGTGGATACACAAAGGGCGTATTCCAGTGTGAGGCTACCCCATACACCAATCTTCTAGTCAAGATGGGAGTTAAGAGTTTCGCAGAGTTAGCTGCCTCTAACGCTTTGGTCCGACCAGGTGCTGCAAATACCATTGGTAAAGACTATATTCTTCGCAAGCAGGGTAGGCAGAACATTGACTATAAGCACCAGGTAATGAAGGCCTTTACCTCAGAGACTTACGGGTGCATCTTGTACCAGGAACAGGTTATGCAGGCATGTACTGAGCTGGGCGGCATGACAATGGCAGAAGCGGACAAGGTCCGTAAAATTATTGGAAAGAAGAAGGATGCAAAAGAGTTTGATGTATTTAAAGATAAGTTTGTTGAGGGGGCTTCACGCTTTCTTGCTCCTAACATTGCGAAGGATCTCTGGTCTGACTTTGAAGCTCACGCAGGCTACTCATTTAATAAATCGCACGCTGTTGCGTATTCAACCCTATCGTACTGGACAGCGTGGCTCAAGACGTTCTACCCGCTAGAGTTTATGTTCTCCATTCTTAAGAATGAGAAGGACAAGGATGCTAGAACTGAGTACCTAATTGAGGCAAAGCGTATGGGCATTCCAATCAAGCTGCCCCACGTCAACGACTCCGACTCTGACTTTAAGATTGAAGGCAAGGGTATCAGGTTCGGGCTTACCGCAATTAAATATGTTTCAGATAACGCTGCAGACTTTGTTATGAAGAATCGTCCCTTTACCTCTTACGAGCAGCTGTCTGAAGAGTTTGGCAAGAAGGGCAATGGTGTGACTAAGAGGCAACAGGAAGCCCTGAGAGTTATCGGTGCTGCTACGTTCCCAGACAACCCACGGGACGAGGAAGAGATTAGGTCTAACCTATACGACTATCTCAACCTGCCAGAGTTTAATATTACCGTTCCATCTCACTATCACGCATTTATGAACACGGTAGATGAGTTCGAAGAAAAAGGCTCCTTCCTGCTGATGGGCATGGTAAAAAGTATCAAGCGTGGCAAGGGCTGGTCTAGGGTAGAGCTGCTAGATAAGACTGGATCTGTAGGCATCTTTGACGAAGAGCAGACGACAATCGAGTCTGGCAAGACATACATTCTGCTTGCTAGCGACAACCGTATTGTGTCTGCAATACCTGGTGATGAAGCCAGGACTTCTAATGCGGCAATTATTAAATTCTTAAATTACAAGCAGCTGCCATTTGGTGATGAAGAGCAGTACGTGGTATCATTTAAGCCGAGGATGACAAAAGCGGGAAAGAAGATGGCGACCCTGACAGTTGCAGACACTAGCAGAGACTTGCACTCTGTGCTGGTATTCCCCACCACCTTTGCCAAAGCATACATGAAGATTCAGGAGGGGAACGCCTATAAGTTCTCATTCGGAAAAACAAAAGACGGAACAACAATATTGGAGGATATAACAGCATGAGCGGATTATCATTTGATGGGCACTCTAGAACGGTCCACGACAATGCGGTAGCAAAAGGCTTTTGGCCAGACCAAGTTGACGACATCTTTATTGCAAAACAATGCATGATGATTGTCTCTGAAGTCACAGAACTTATGGAGGCTATTCGAAAAGATCATGGAAAGGAAGCAGTGGCACACGAAACAGCGGACATTCTTATCAGGACCTTTGATCTTTGGCAGGGAATGGTTGAGAATGGCTATGCTGACGGATCATTGCAAGCAGCGTTTAACAACAAGACAGAACACAATAAGTCAAGACCAGAAAGGCACGGTGTAAGATTTTGACAGTAACAGTAGAAGAGGCCTTGGCCAAGCTAGATCCCAAGATTCGTAAAACAATTACAGATGGGGTAGGCATTGAGACGCAAGTTCAGAGAACCCCCAGTGTGGGTCTAAACAAGGCACTCAACGGTGGGCTTCCCATGGGCAGGCAGGTTCTTATTTGGGGCAGCAAGTCTAGTGCCAAGTCATCTATGTGCCTACAGCTCATTGCTGAAGCACAAAAAGAGGGCAAGCTTTGTGCATGGATTGATGCAGAGATGTCGTACTCCCAGGAGTGGGCAGAAAAGTTGGGGGTAGATCCTACCCAGTTGCTTTATTCTCAAGCCAGAACGATTAACGAAATGGTTGATGTTGGCGTTGCCTTTATGGAGGCAGGCGTAGACATCATTGTAGTGGATAGTATTACATCCCTGCTACCTGCAATTTACTTCGAGAAGGGCACTGAAGACCTAAAGGCACTAGAGAATACAAAGCAGATCGGTGCAGAGTCTAGGGACTTTAGCAACGCATGGAAGATGATTAACTATGCTAACAACAAAGTAAAGCCAACCCTGTTCATCCTGATCTCACAGTCTAGAAACAACATTAACGCGATGTACACTAGCCAGCAGCCTTCTGGTGGGCAGGCTACTAAGTTCTACTCATCGACTGTTATTAAGTTGTTCTCTTCCGAGTCTGACAACCAGGCGATCAAGGGAAAGATTGCTGTGGGAGATAAACTAATTGAAGAAAAGGTAGGTCGTAAGATCCGCTGGGAGCTTCAGTTCTCTAAGACTTCTCCAGGGTTTCAGTCTGGCGAGTATGACTTCTACTTTAGAGGAGACCGCGTAGGGATAGATGTAATCGGAGATCTTGTGGATACAGCTGAGATGTCAGGCATCGTAGAACGAACTGGTGCATGGTACATCCTCCCCGATGGCTCTAAGGTCCAGGGTAGAGATGGATTTGTTGACAGGGTAAGAGAAGACCAAGAGCTACAAGATAGCATTAGGTCACAGCTCGAGGGTGTCAGCTAGTGTCTAAGTATAACATTATACAGGGAAAGTTTCCCTGCCACACTTGCAAGGAAGAGGTAACTTCGTTGAGGCAGTATCAGGGCATGACCCTGACTTGGGTCTGTAGTAAGCAGCACCTTACCGAAGTTTCGTTGAGGGCAAAAAAGAAAACAAAGAAAGATTATGAGCGAGAAGAGCGAAGCTAAGAGAATCGGGGCAAAGCTCCACAAAAACTCGGGTCGTAACACCAAGAAGGGTGATGCGACTTGGGATAACTTTTGCGTAGACTTTAAAGAGGTTGGCAAAAGCTTTACACTAAACAAAGACGTATGGGCAAAAGCTACAACGGATGCCTTGCGTAATAAGCTGGACCCTGCTATAATTGTAGTTCTGGGTGAAACCAGCAAAACACGCCTGGCTGTGGTAGAGGTATCGCTGCTAGAGCAACTATTAGAAGAGAGAGACAATTGAGCAAAACATTATTGCTAGACATTGAGACAACACCTATCAAGGCATACGTGTGGGGCCTCTGGGATCAGAATGTTTACATTGACCAGATTATTGAGCCCACCGAAATGATGTGTTTTGGTGCCCGCTGGCTGGGACAGAAGAAGGTTACTTTTAAGTCTGTTCACCACGATGGTAAAAAGGCCATGCTAGAAGAGCTACATAAGATGATGGATGANGCAGATGTTCTTGTTGGATGGAACTCCGCAGCATTTGACCACAAGCACATTAATCGCGAGTTTATCGAGAATGGAATGCAGCCACCCTCTGCAGTTAAAGACCTGGACCTAATGTCTGTGACTAAGGCAAACTTTAAGTTTCCTAGCAATAAGCTAGACTACGTTGCTCAAGCTCTTGGCGTTGGTGCCAAGGTTAAACACTCTGGGTTTCAGCTTTGGATTGACTGCATGGCGGGCAATGAAAAGGCCTGGCGCGAGATGAAGAAGTACCAGCTGCAGGATGTAAACCTCCTGGCTGATTTGTACTACGAACTCTTGCCCTGGTTTGTTGGCAAGGGCACAGTCACTATGACGGAGAAGCAAAAGATCGTAGACTCAGAGTCCGTGGTATAATATTATGGTGGACAACGAGAGTAAAACTACGATTGACACTGTGAATGGTCTGGCAGAAATTGCAGACTACATGGGTGATGAAGAGCTAACCTCGGCACTCACTATGGTGGCAAAGCTGATTGTGAAACCAGATATTCCGATCAATATTGCCACTGTAGAGATTGTCCGACTGCAAGCAATTGCAGCCAAAATGTCATTCAAGGCAACCTGGATGGCAAATGTTGACAAAGGAGATAGGGCCAAAAAGAATATATACTTTACTGCAGCAAGTTCAATTAACGAGCTAGTAGCAGCACTAAAATATATCACCCGATAACATGATGACTAAAAATCTACTAAGCCAGGTAATGCAAGCTGGGGAAGACAAAAAGCAAGCCGTGGCCAATGCCGATATGGATGCTTTGATCACAAAGATTAACTCTGGATACATTGCAAACCGAGGTCCTAGACACCAGCAGAAGAAAACCTTTGCCCCCTCTACGATTGCCTACGGGCACGGAGAGTGTGCAAGATATTGGTACCTAGCTTTCGAGGGCGGTACTTTTCAGGATCATGCGGATGCTTTTGCTGGTGCCAATATGACCAATGGTACAAAGTCACATGAGCGTATCCAGGAAGCCATGGCTGCCTCGGGAATTATGGTCGACTCCGAGTTTAAGATTACCAACGAGGACCCTCCCATTTTTGGTTACGGAGATGTTATTCTAGATTGGAATGGCGAAGAGCTGCTCGGAGAAATCAAGACAGCCATGCAAGAGGGCTTTGAATACCGCAAGAAGACTCGTAAGCCAAAGCTGGGGCACGTCATCCAGGTTCTGATCTACATGAAGATTTTAAAAAAGACTAAGGCTGTTTTGATTTATGAGAACAAGAACAACCACGAATTATTGGCAATCCCAGTGATCCTGACAGAGGGTTACAAGAAGTGGATCGATAATGCTTTTGATTGGATGAGAGAAGTTCGTAAGGCCTGGGAGAATAAGACCCTACCTGAAAAGAACTACCGATCAAATTCTAAGATATGCAAGACATGCCCTTTGGCAGAAGTCTGTGCGAGTGCGGGGACGGGAGAGATTAAGATGAAAGCTCTGGAGCCCCTCAGTGAAGACATGTCAATGGTGTAGCGAAGCATTTGAACCTAACGTAAAGTATCAAATTTATTGCACTCCCGAATGCAGGGAAGAGGCAACAAAAGAGAAGATAGCAGAACGTTATGCGATTACTCGTCGTAATAAATTAATTAAGAAAGACCGCAGGTGTAAGTCTTGTGGGAGCAAGCTCTCCGCCTATAATGACGAGCTTCTTTGTCAGTCCTGTCTGGTGAACCCATCAGATGTGTCGAAGGCACTCAAAGATATTAAAGGTATTGCTAATGGTAAAATTGAGTTCGATTAATCCTCAGCCCCAGCGTATCTGTGCTATTGATGCCAGCACCAATAGCCTAGCATTCTCTATCTTTGATGGCGAAGAGCTAGAGGCAGTTGGCAAGATAGAGTTTGTCGGGGCCAATACGTATGCCAAGGTAAAGGATGCAGCAAGAAAAACTGCTGCATTTTTTCAAGAGTACGGTGTGCCAGAGGCCATCGTTATTGAGCACACTGTGTTTATGAACAGCCCAAAAACAGCTGCAGATCTAGCATTGGTACAGGGAGCCTTGCTCGGTGCCTTGGGGGTATCTGGATCTAAGATCATTAGATCGATCAACCCAATTGCATGGCAAACATTTATTGGTAATGGCAGGCTGACTCACGCAGAGAAGTCAAACCTAAGAACCTCTAGCCCAGGTAAAAGTGACTCCTGGTATAAAACTAGAGAGCGAGAGTATCGTAAACAAAGAACAATTAGGTTTGTGAATACTATGTATGACAAATCTATTAGTGATAATGATGTCGCGGATGCGGTTGGAATCGGTCACTATGCTGTAAGCAATTGGCAAAAACTAGGTTGACACAAAGACAGGAATGAGGTAAGCTTTAACAATGGGAAAGCTATATCAGAATGAAGCATGGCTTCGTAAGCGTTACCACGTAGACAAGAAGACTCCCCAGGAGATTGCTAAGGAGTGCGGGGTAACTGATAAAACTATCTACACACACTTGGACAAATTTAAACTAAGGAAAAAATGAGCAAAAAGACAGAAGACAGTATCAAGCGGGTAATGTCTAGTATTGAAAAAATGCTTATCGAAAAGAATAGGGCATACGGAGACTCAGCCCTTGACCCAGTTAGGGTATTCTCTAAGCAGGATAACATAGAGCAGCTGTATGTTCGAATTGATGACAAACTTTCTCGGGTAAAGCGAGGACATGAATACCCAGGAGATGACACGATCTTTGATTTAGTGGGCTATCTTGTGCTACTAATGATTGCCAAGGAGAGAAATGATTAAACACTTTTCTAAAGTAATTAAGATGAGCTTCATTAGTCTTACATGTAGGCATAAAGAAACAGACAGTGCGTCATGCCCTGTTACTGGAAAAACATACACGAGATGTGTTCGTTGCTGGAAGAGAACATCGGTAGTAAACACAGCAGATATTCCCAGCGATTGGCAGTACCACGCTTGACAGTAAGGCGTTTATGCTGTATAATAGATATACGCTAAACAAAGGAGCACGATGCCACGTCGTAAAAAGTCAGTAGCCAAGACAAGTCCGCTTACTATGGAGCCTTACATGGAAGCCGATGGCTTTCCCATTAATGCTGGCGACATCATTAAGATTAAAGGCGAGTACGGGACTAAGTTTCAGTTCCGAGGAATCACCACCAATACTCTGACAGGGTCTACCTGGGTGGACTGCTTTGAGATCTTCCGCGGCAAGCCGCAGCAGTTTCGTGCATTTAAAGAAGACAGAGTCAAGCGAGTGCCACAACGCGGAAAGCGAGCAAAGCGTGTCAGCCAATCCTGAGGACCAAGTAGTCGAGCATCTAGACACTGTTAACAAAGTAGTTGGAGAATACCTAAAGGGTAACGACCCCACAAAGATTTCGAAACAGCTAGCTCTGCCCAGGACCAAGGTAACTGCCATGATCAAAGAGTGGCAGACCATGGCTGCGGACAACACAGTCATTCGTGCTAGGGCCAAGGAAGCTCTGGCAGCTGCAGACGAGCACTACAGCAGGCTAATCTCTAAGGCTTATGAGGTTATCGAAGAGGCCACCACAACTGCTGACCTGCGTAGCAAGTCTGGCGGAATCAAGCTAGTCATGGACCTAGAGTCTAAGCGTATTGAGATGCTACAGAAGGCTGGTCTGCTAGAGAACAAAGAGTTAGCAGAAGAGATGCTGGAGATTGAGCGTAGGCAAGAGATCCTGATGGGCATTCTTAAGGACATTGCCACAGAGCACCCCGAGATTAGAGATAAGATTATGAAGAGGCTATCCGATGCCTCACAAAAGTTAGATGAAACGGTTACAATAGTACACAATGTTTGATGATTTTTTAGAGGCACTAGAAGACAGCCCGTTCGAGGAAGAGCCAGTAGACGCCAAGGCATTTGTCGAGGGAGAAGACTACCTCGGCCAGCCACCCCTTTCTGATATTCAGTACGATATCGTAAGAGCTATGAGTCAAATCTATCGTAAGGAAGATTTGATTAGGTTTATGGGGGAGGTAGAGGGCAAGGCTTATTACGATAAGTATACTAAAAATGAGATTATCCTGCAGCTAGGCAAGGGTAGCGGAAAAGACTTTACATCTACGGTGGCAGTTTCGTACATCGTATACAAGTTGTTGTGTCTTAAGGACCCAGCTAAATACTTCGGCAAGCCATCTGGCGACGCTATTGACATTATTAACGTTGCTATCAACGCCCAGCAGGCGAAGAACGTTTTCTTTAAGGGATTCAAGAGCAAGATTGAGCGATCCCCGTGGTTCGCTGGCAGGTACAATGCAAAGATGGATTCGATCGACTTTGATAAATCTATTACTGTTTATTCTGGTCACTCAGAGCGTGAGTCCCATGAGGGGCTGAACCTTCTAGTAGCGGTACTTGATGAGATCTCTGGTTTTGCTAGTGAAACAAGTACTGGCAATGAGCAAGGCAAGACAGCCGATAACATCTACAAAGCCTTCCGTGGTACCGTGGACTCCCGATTCCCAGACCTAGGCAAGGTAGTGCTACTGTCCTTTCCCCGTTATCCAGGGGACTTCATATCTACGAAGTATGAAGATTGCATCCTGGAAAAGGATATCGTAACTCGCAATCATAAGTTTATTATTAATCCAGACTTGCCAGAGGATCAGGAGGGCAACTCTATGGAAATTGAGTGGGATGAGGAGCACATCTTGTCCTATAAATATCCGAATACCTTTGCCCTTAAAAGGCCTACCTGGGAAGTTAACCCTACAAGATCAATTGAAGACTTTAAGCTAGCTTTCTATACAGACCCTGGAGACGCCATGATGCGTTTCTTGTGCGTACCTAAGTATGCCTCAGATGCGTTCTTTAAACAGAGGGATAAGGTGCAGGCCTGCATGACTGGCCGTAACCCAGTAGATAATTTCAAGAGGTTCGATCCTAGCTTCAGCCCAGACCCTGACAAAAAGTACTACGTCCACGCTGACCTTGCCCAAAAGCATGACAAGTGTGCGGTAGCGATTGCTCACGTAGAGAAGTGGGTAAATATTCAGGTA